TGTCCAGTAGCCTTTGTATGTTTTCTAAATCTGTGTTTGCCATTATAGCCTCTTTTCTTGCCTAGTTCGTTGTTGCCAACGCAAGATATTTAGTCGAGGCTATACAGTGTACTCAAAGTTTTGGCATTCATCATACTTGCCAATAAGCTCAGCACCATTACGCAAATGGAAGCGTTCTGCCATTTCTGTAAGAGGGCTAAGTGTTACGTAGCGTTTAACAAACGTAGTGTTCTTGATGTGTTCAGCTACACTCAGTACAATGTCTCTACCAGCACCACGATCATAACTCCATACGGTATAGAACACTGCTACGTCAGTGCCGCGATTGTCCATTTCGCTTTCGTTTGTAGGCACTTGGTCTGTGTATGCTACACATATAACAGCACGTAGTATTTCAGCTGACTCATCTTCAAATAGTCCGTATACTTCTCTGCCACCTGTGGTGCGCCATTCTGCTGGAATGTGCGGACGCACAGGGTCGTCTGCTACTACTTCTTTTACAATATGTGGTTGTAGTTTAATTAACATTAAACGTCATCTCCTCCCAGATTAGTAATGAATGATCTTAACTTTGTACTGTTCACGTCTGCTTTGATCTTACCTACAGTATCACCTTCGCTAGGATCATCGCTTGTTTCTGAAGGCGTTGTACCATTACCACGTTTGATCTGATCAAACACAGTACTCTTACGTTTCTGAAACTCTTGATATTCTTCGTCCTCGCCTAAGTCTCGGATACGCAAACTATCTACGTCAAACTCCAAATCAATCTTTTGTCCTACACCACTTGAACTACGTGTCTTCATCAACTGTATCTGATAGCGTCCTCGCTCACGCATAGCACGACTTGTAAAGATACCAATCAAGTTGTCAGCAGTATTAATCTTTGAAATACCACCCGAGATATGCGAGTGATCAAACTCAATCTCTTCAACCGAACTCCTGTTCAACTGCGATGCTGTAACAAAGATTGTATTCAGTTCCATAGCCAAGTTACGCAGTTCTTCTGACACATATTTGTCTTTCACAAACAAGTTCTCTGCACTGATCTTAGCCGCAATAGGATGCATTAGATCCAAGTAGTCAACAAGCAATACGTCTACCTTCTTGCCTGTCTTAATCTCATACTCTTTCAAGTACGAACGTATGTCATTTGCGTTCTTACCTGTGGGCATATACTTAACTTGGAACGCACCTGACTTCTTGCCAATCATTTTAACTTTCATTTCAACATCTTCAATGCTCTTGAAAATGTCTCTGCTTGGAATATCTGTAGTCATACTATCTACACGCATACTAACCAAGTTCTCTGAAAGTTCAAATGTTAGATACACAACGTTCAATCCAGACAGTGCAAAGTTTACACCCAAGTTTGCTAAGAACAAACTCTTACCACTACCTGAACCACCTGCAAAGATATTCAGTTCGCCTCTGTTGAATCCACCAAACAGTTTCTTGTCTAGTGCTGGCCAACCTGTGCTTATCTGTCCGTTCTTGTCTTTAATCGCTTCCAAACGACTCTTAGGATCCGCAAAGTAATCAGTGCCAAGATCTTTTTGCAAACCAATCTGCACAGCCTTCTTAACCAAGTCCTCACAACTGCCATACTCACCTTTCTCAAGCAAGTCAGCACTCTTAAGGATAGCCGCTTCTAGTGCCTTGTGCTTGCTGAATGTTTCAAACTCTTGCAACAACCAATCATAGTGATTCTCCATCAAGTCACCTGGATGTTTCAAGTCTGCATCTGTTGCCGCATTGATCATATCAAACGTAGGCAGTGCATTGTGTTCTGTTACATAGTCATTCAAAAACGTAGCAGGTTCCTGCAAACGTCTGTCAAATGTTTGTGGATCGAATACTGCTTGACAGCGCACAAAGCTCTCTGCGTCTGTCATCATCATCTCAAGATATACCTTCTGTATATCATATCCATAGTCTGTGTTCTGTCTAGTCATTCGGTACCAGTACTCTATCTATATTTCTATCACATATTTCTACTATGCTATAATAACATTCTTTTACTAAAAAGTCAATAGCATGATGCTGATTTTGAAATCTTTGTGCTTCATCAGGCGCCGCTTCACAAATAATAATAGGCTTATTCTTTTCAATAGTTTTTAATGCACCTTGTATTATATCATATTCGAATCCATCTGTATCAATTTTTATGTAGTCAACATTGCTTAAATTAAAACTATCGAGCGTATAAATTTGTTCTTTGTAGTTTTGAAAAAATTCATCTTCTCTAGGATATTTGTTTTTTGTGTTTCCTAACGCACAACGAAAATGTGTTGTTTTATTTGGATCTGCATTATACGCAAATAGCCTCCTGTGCCTTACATCAAAACAAAAGACATGATCAAAATCATTTTGCAAATAACGTGTATATTCTCCGTCTCTACAACCTATGTCAATAGCTGTGCGTGTTTTGTTTATATAAGGTTTACTCAACATGTAAGTCAGCTTACAATGATGTTGAGGGAATTCCTTAATACCATCTGGACTATGAAAGAAATCTCTTTCATACCATTCTGGTTTAAAAAAATATTCTTCGAATTGTGTTGGCTCTACAGGATAGCTCATTTCTTATACCATTTCTTTCCAACTGAAACTATTTTTGTTTTTGTATGTGCTAATACTGCACCTACACACGACCCTGGATCGCCAGGATTAGGTGGCACCCATACGCTTTCCCAATCTTTACGTATCTTATCAACGCCCTGCTTATTTAACGCACCGCCCCCTGCTAGTGCAAGGTTGTGGGCATCAGTATCGTGGAACGCTTTGTAGCTAAGAGCTCTAAGGTTGTCTTCAAAAATCATCTGGGTAGTGGCCGCAATGTCGTACATATCCTGTTGGGTGTGTAGATCGGGTCTCCACCAGCGTATACCTCTGTGCATATTTTCTTTGGTGTGGAACAGTAGCCCTCTACCAAAACCTAGTAGGTCTCTGTTCACACACTTGTATAATCTTAGAGGGTCACCTTTGCTCGCCCAATCAGAAATCATATATTCATCACGCTGTGGTTCTAGCCCAACACGTTGCGTCATAGCACTGTAGAAAAGTCCAAGGCTATGTGGATACCCTTGTGAATATATCTTGCGTAGCTTGCCGTTCTTTCCGTGCCACATGGTTAGGGTCTCAAACTCGCCAATACTATCTAGACAAATCACAGCACAGTTATCATAGGGTTGTGTGTAGTATGCATATGCCGCGTGGCTAAGATGATGTTGGGTGTATTTTATCTTTGGAGGCACACCCCACTGGCTGAGATATCTGCGTATATTATTTTCTTTAAATCGCCAACCCTGCCCTGCACGTAGCTGACGCAGTGACTTTAGGAACGGACGTTCATACCAATATATCTCGTCAGGCTTGCCGTAGCTCTGTAGGGCCACATCTAGCATAGTTTGATTAGGATCAGGGTCATGTGGTATGCCACTAAAGTCTTTGCTTAGTGCGGCCCATAGTAATCTGTTGTTGTCAAATACTGCTAAACTTGCATCGTGGCTGTTACCAACCATACCCCATTTAATCATCTACTCATGACCTATTTCTAGATAGTATATGTTAAGTTCTTTATATGCAATACTATCAGCATGACTAAGCACCTTTAGGCCAGTGCCTTTGAGCATGTCATTAAACATTCTAGGATCACTGCCTGTGCTGTTTTCTTGCAACAGAATATGTCCATCTGGTTTAAGTAAACGTTTCATATTCTTAAAGAAGCTCTTATGTATTGCCCAGTCTTTATCCACAAGCACTTGTCTAACTCGGTCATTTAGTTGTTGTCCATTATTAATTGCTTGTACTGCTTGCCTTGCATACTCTTCGTCACTCCAATGCGGAGGATTACCTACTACTAGATCAAACTGTTGTTCTACATTGTCTAAAGTATCTTCGGTATAGATATTAACATCTAACTTGTTTTCATCGGCTGTTTTTTGTAACATATCGATAGCAGGTTCAAATATTTCATTGAATGCTAAAGATTTACAGACGCCGGCTGCCAGCATGCCGTATCCAATAAACCCTGGACCACTACACCATTCTAATACGCTGTCAACTTCGCCATACCATTCGTGTGCTACTTTTGCATATTCAGGTAAGAAAAAGTCGCCGCCACCATTTGTTTCGTTTGTGTAATGTATATCTATATCATTAACACGTAGGATATAATCTATGTTCATTTGTATATAAACGGGTCCTTTTTCTTTAGTTCTTTAATACGTTTACGTAACTTGTATTCATCGTATGGCCAACGTATCCATGACCAAATCTTTTTTAACCAAACCATTTTTTAGCCTTTAGTCTTATCTTGAGCGGAGATTCTTCTGCCGCTGTTACTATGCTGTGTAGTGCATATAGCCTACCGTATTTACTGACAGCGTCACCTACATCATTGATGTCGTGACTCCAGTCGGGCAGGCTTACACTCCATCCTTGTTCGATTGCTTGCTCAACTAGTTTGCTACCTGCTTTGTCTCTG